GGCTGATGTTCAATCCATACTGTTTCAGAAGGGCTGCGGCAAGTTTCGCTGCATTGTCCTCCGACTTCTTATCCGTAGAATTATACGCAGAGGACATAATGCATTCAATGGCAATGGTTCTGCGATTTCCATTACCACTGCCATCAGCGGCATGCCAGCCGCTCAGGCTGTGGGGCAGATTCTGCCATGCACATACATTATCCACATAATAGTGAACTCGCACGTCCTTCATGTTGTTATTGACGGTTGCTCTCGTATACTGTTCCGCAGGGGTCGTTCCGCTTGCTACGGTGATCCAGTCTGTGTTGTGAACAGTCACACCAATGATTTTCCCCGCCATGGAAACAGAGGGCATATCGATGTGGTTGGGATTGTGTTTGGTGAGTAAATACTCGTTGATTTTTACTCCATTCAGAGTCGTTGTTGCATCTGGTCTTAAAATAGTCATATTACTTGTCCTCCTTGTCGGTCGTTTCTTCGGTTCTGCCGATTTTCGTTTGCAGAACATCAATTGCTTTTTTGATTGCGGGCGGATATGGGATTCCCATTAAACTTGTATTTTCCACGATGGAAAGCAGTTCGTTCAGGCAAAAGCTGATGCAAACAGCATCCCGGATGTAGTTGGTATTCAGCAGAATATCCATCCGAACTGCAACGACGATCAGCATCAAAGTGCAGACCTTTTTCGCCAGACCGAACCAGCCTGCTTTGGAAGAAAGTCCGCCGCTTTCCGTGTGTTTGGACTTTTTCATCATGGCAGTGATGATGCCGGTGAAAAAGTCGATTGCCATAAAGACGACCAGTGTCACCAGAGCGGAGTCCCAGCCGCCAAAAATGGCAGTAAAAAAGCCGCCGACCAAGCCGACAGCCACGCAAATGGTATCTTTCATTTTCAACCCTCCAGTACTTTCAGGAATCGGATTTTCGGATGAGAATTGTTGCTTCTGCCCACCCATGCGAGGTAATATTCGCCGTCAGAAATGCCGGTGCATTCTGTGATGGTGGTGATAAAGGTGTCCGACTGCAACCAGTGGAAATCCAGAGAAACCGCACGATTTGCATCGATTTCTGTATTCACATACACGCCAACGGGAATGTCGATCTTCTGCGGTTTCTGCACCAGATACAAACTTCCGGCTTCGCTGGAACCCGACTGATAGGACATCACAATTTCCGCATTTTTCGTCAGGGATAAGGGCTTTGCACAAACGGTCAAGACCGACTTATCCCAGTTAAAACACGTTTGCGAGTAGGACAACATGAAATCATTTTCTGCACTGCAAAACTGCGGATAAGCAGTCAGGAAATCCGCCATTGTCTGATACCTGCCGTCCAGAATCATACTGAGATTTGAGGCATAGGTCGAAATGGCATTCTGTCCGGACTGAAACAGGACGGTGTAATTTCTGCCGCTTGTCAGGTTGTCGATTTGCTTTTGCAGGCTGTTACAATAAGTATAGTCGGTAAATCCACAGCAAACCAGCTATGGTTTACACGCACTCATTTTTGAGCTACAATGAAAGCAGTGATTGGAATGACGGATGTCCTCCTTGGGACAAAGCGCCCGTGATCGAGACTGTCATCCATGCTTTCATTGTAGTGTTCGTTTTTGCAGGTTGAGCCGCCAGATCGGTGCGTTCGTGTCACCCAACAGATTGAATAGGGAATGAGAAAAAGCGTGGTTTCCGATTACAAATCCAAACAGGAGTGATATTTTATGAACGCAGTTGGTATCGATGTTTCCAAAGGCAAGAGCACGGTTGCGGTGCTCAGACCATTCGGAGAGGTGGTGGCTTCCCCTTTTGATGTGATTCATAACGACAATGACCTTAAACGGCTTGTTAAGCTTATCCGATCACTGCCGGGAGAATCCAAGGTTGTTATGGAGTACACCGGTACATATTTTGAACCCATAGCACAGTTTCTCCATAACAACGGTATCTTTGTTTCCGTAGTCAATGCACTCTTAGTTCATAACTATGGCGGAAACTCTTTGAGAAAGGTCAAGACGGACAAGAAAGATGCTTTGAAGCTTGCTTCCTATGCACTCGACCGCTGGACAGAACTTGATGAATATGTTCCTGCCGATGAACAGCGGAAAATCTTAAAGCTGCTGAACAGACAGTATAATCAATCCATCAAGATACAGACCACGATGAAAAACAATCTGATTTCTTTGACTGATTCTGTATTTCCGGGTATCAACCGACTCTTTACTTCTCTGGAAAGACAATCAGACGGTCATGAAAAATGGGTGGATTTTCTGCATGCTTTTCCGCATAAAGACTGTGTTGCTAAGCTGTACCTATCTGCTTTCAAAGCGAAATACAAAAGCTGGTGCAGCAGAAACAAATACCGATATTCAGAATCCAAAGCGGAAAAAATCCATTCTTATGCAAAATCAGTCATTGCTGTTCTTCCGCTAAACGAGAGTGTAAAATTGATTGTGACACAAGTTGTTTCCCAACTGAACACAATACTGGAAACTGCTTTTTCTATCCGAACGGAGATGAATAGAATTGCTTCTTCGCTGCCTGAATATGATACCGTTATGTCCATGTTTGGTGTTGGAAAAGTGTATGGTCCACAGCTCATCGCTGAGATCGGCGACACCAGACGGTTCAGAAACAGAAGAGCAATTACAGCTTTTGCAGGACTTGATGCTCCGCCGTACCAGTCGGGACAGCTTGATGTATCCTCCAGGCATATTTCCAAACGTGGTTCTGCAGCTCTCAGAAAAGTTCTCTTTCAAATAACCGAAGTATTTATCCTGAGCAAACCAGAAGATGAACCGGTGTATCAGTTCATCATCAAGAAACGCTCTGAAGGAAAGCATTATTATTCCTACAGAATCGCTGCTGCAAACAAATTTCTGCGAATATACTATGCCAAAGTGAATCAGATTTTGAATGCGACGTAACGTTTCTACGCATCTTTTCATCAGGCTGCTTCTTTTTTTAAGTTGGAAGCGGCCTTTTTGTCATGCCATTTTTTATCTTGTGAATTGTTTGTAAATTCACTGAATTGTGGCTTGACTTTTATTTGCAGGTCTCAATCAAATGCTCCAGCAACTGTACACCGTTTTCTTCCGCAGGAGCAATATGCGGTTTGCCGGATACCCGACCACCGCCACGCTTGGCATGCCCCTTTTCCAGAAGATGTGCCAGTTGATATCTGTTTTTAGAATGTACTGTCATCTCCAAAGAGTGACTGTTTTCGCCAGTCTTTTTCGTTGCCCAGCTTTTTGCATATTTTCCGGTGTCCTTCGGAGCATTGGCGGAAATCTCGTTTTTCACTTGTGTGGCGGTTTTCCGGACAGCCTTTTTCATGGCAGTATCTGCAAGGTCTGCATATTCCTGCAAGCCCTGCATGATTTCTTCTGCAAGATTGTCAATACTGGTCATTTTGCCCTGCCTTTCTGGCTTCTGCAGTAAGTTTCAGATAGTCCTTGTGCAGATAATCCGGTGTAACACTGGTGATGTTGTATATGACATCCCGAAACAAGATTCGATTGCCTGTTACAGACGGCATCCAGTGCTGGTTTTGCCGAATGAGGAATTCCAGTGCCTGTGTTTCTTTGGTCACACCAGCGTCCGTATGCTCCGCAGAAGCTTTCAAAGTTACTTTTGCCCAGCAGGAAAAAGCTTCGTTCCACACGGCGGTGTGATTGCCAATTTCATCGGTAACAACACGATTCTCCAGAATGGTGATTCGCTGATTCAGTGTTCCAATTTCCATCAAATCACACCCTCTCTCTGTGCAAACAGCATAGCACGAAGTGTTAATGTCAGTTTGGAAAAGTCTGCGGTATTGCGGTTTTCATAGAGATAAGAAACCGTGTAGAGCATTGCTGTCTGTATCACATCTTCGTTTTCTGAAAAGCGTTCCTCATCCATTCTTCCTACATCCATTACCAGCTGTTTTGCAGTTGAAATAAGGGAGAGAAGCAATGTATCATCGTCTTCAAAATCAATCCGCAGATACTGCTTGACTTCCTGTAAAGTTACCACCCACTCCAACCCCTTTCTCTGATTACGCTTTCTTAATGGTAAGTGTCTTGATTGCTTCCGGAAGGATCAACTTGCCGTCCAAACGCTGCGAAGCAAGGAAACCAACCTGCCCTGTCATAGCAAAGAGTTCATTCAGTCTCTTGAAAGAGCGTCCCTGTCTGTCAGCTACCCAGTAATAGCTAAAGTCGCCGAATGCCATGCACTTGTTGCCAGCCTTGATTTCCGGTACATAGCTGGATGTCTTGTAAGGACGATTGAGAATGGTGTCCGGTACACCTGCCTGCACAGACGGATTCCAGATATAGTTTCCTGTGTTGTCCTTCAGTTTTCTGAGAGCCTTGACAGTGGAATCATTGAGCACCCACACTGCCTTCTTACGATACGGACTTCTCAGAGAATAGAATAGTTCCATGACATCATCAAATGTGATGCTTGTACCTGTGGTGGAAGTGCCGTCTTCTGCACCGCCTGTTGCATTGAAAATGCCGGTCGGTTTGCCCTTGCCGTCACCAAGGAAGAAAGCCTCTTCTTCCTTTGCACCAATACGGCGTGCAAACTCCTTTGCAATGTAGGACGGCAAATCAAATACAGAATCGTTAAGGAGTTCTTCGGAAATCTTGATCGCTGTTCCAAGCTTATATGCGGAAAGCGATGCCTGTCCGAACGTATCATCAGAGAGAGAATACTGCTGTTCTTCGTCCATCCAGACAGCCTCGCCCTTGGAAGTCACAATCGGAATCTTGCGGTCGCCGTTGGAAGTTTTGATGACCGTTGCCATCTGGCGGAAAATGCTCTCTTCCTCCAACGCTTCCACCAGTTTTCGTTCGTGAGGTAGCAGTGTGCCGCCTTATCATCTTTCGATGACAGGTTTGCACAAAGCCCCTCCCAAACCGTGCTTACACCTCTCGATGT